TCGGAGGCGCAAGTGGTGAAGTAGGAAGCAGCGGATGTGGAGCCGTCCGGAACTGCTCCCTTCTCGGACACGCTCGAGATCTCGTGTACTCGAGCATAGAGTTCCGCCGTCATCGTATTGATGTCGGTGGCCCACTGCTTCAGTTTGAGCCCGCCAGTGCGAAGGGGGTCGCCTGTCCCGTCATTGGCAACAGCGCCAACGCCTAGAATGTACCCTCCTGAGTCAAGTGCAATCCGTGGCATGCCGCCCCCTCACTTCCCGTCCGCGGGATCACAAGAATTCTATCCGACTAGCCCTCAAGTGAGGACTCACCACTGGTCAAGAAAGATCACTCCGTAGTTTCTGGATCTCCTCCTCGATCGCTTGCAGTCGAGCACGAGCCTGGTCATCCCCGAGAGCAAGTTCTCGGAGCACTCGGGGTTGTCGAGATTCTAAAGCCTTGATCTTCCCCAGGGCTTCTGCTCGCCGGGTTCGCACTGCTCGGGCTTGGTCAGAGACCTTCCACCCCGCGCCCGTCCACTCGTGGTCCAGAGAGGGTTGAGGGGATTGCCAGGCGACCAAGGCCCCCGTCACCAGGTCCACCTTATTCGCCTCAGGGTTCACCTTACCCTCCCAGGGAAGGAACCCCACGGGGGTGTTCGCTTCGAGCGCCCTGGCGGGGCCACGGAACGTCCTACGAAGGAACTCCCCCGTCTCCGGGTTATAGAACGACCAGACCTTCACCGCTTCACCACTATGACCTTGCAGGTCACTCCCTGAAGATTGACGAAGGAGCTCGAAACCCCAAGACCACAGAAGGCCTGGAAGTCGTAAGTCATCGGTGTCCCTGCGGGGATCGACTCAACGAGCTCGATGGCGAACGTCGCCCCGATGTCCGGTTCCGAAGTGCTGATATTTCGGGAGATCTCAGCATGTGCCCCAGCCCCTAGCGGCCAAGAGGCCCCCGTGTAGTTGATCCTGGCGTAAGCACTGGTCTGGCCTGAGACGATGTGGTGGTCTACACTACCCGTGAAGACTAGGATCTGCTCCGTATCCACATCTTGAGCCGGAACGGAGATAGATTCCACGGTGGTCCAAGTGGTGTAGGGAGCTGTCGAGTCAAGCACGTCTACCGGGCCGGCTTCGGAAACGACATAGACCTCAGTTGCCGCGTACTCGGCTAAGTGGTCGGTGTCGACTTCATCCAGGTAAGCCAGAGCTCCGCTAGGGGACATCAGGATAGCGAGCGAAGGTTCGTCCCCGTTGAGTTCGTCCCAGCGAGGCTTAGAGAAATAAGTTACGCAAGAGGAATTGCTCGCACTGTCCTGGTGGACCCGGTGTGTCTGAATCGGAGTGCTAGAAGCGAACTTGAACTCCGTCCCTCCATAAACCCGTTGACCTGTTGCGGGATCGTAAAGCCCGGACACCCCGGTGTCCGTCGTTCCGTGGCTGGAAGCATGGACGATACCAACGGCTAAGTACCACTTGTTAGCGGTCAACCCCAACGTCGCAGGGTTCCCGGAGAAGAACCAAGGATTGGAAGCTGAAGCTCCTGCAAGGGTGAAGGTGTTGGTAACGCTACACCCGAAAGAGATCGTTGGAGTTCCTGTCCCGTTCCACCGAATCCACACGCACGCTCGATGAGACTTGGTGGGGTCTACTCCGTAGAGGTCTCCCTGGTTATCCCACCCGCCGTTGGCGGCAGCTCCGGCTCCTGCAGCCCGCCACAAAGCTTCAGTCTGTCCGTACGGCCCCAGGGGAGCCGCGGAAGCTCCGGCTAGGATGATAGAGCTGTCGGCGTTCACTCCGTCGTAGTGGTCAACGTAGGACCCTTGTGTCCCGATCCCGTTGATGATCCAGGGGATGGTCGAGAGTTTGTTCCCATTCGTCCCGGGAACCCCCGTAGCATCTTGCCAGCGAATCTTTTCGATCTGTGCACCTACGTCGGAGAACCCCGCGGCGCAAAAGAAGACCTTGTTCGCTGCCGGAGTCGCCCGGATCAAGACCCCATCCACGAAGTACCGGATAGTTTTGCCGTCGTAAGCGATCGCGAAGACCGTCTGCTTCGTGTAGGCGGTTGAAGCTCCGCTGATGTCCGTTCCGTTCTCGTAGATTCGCCAACCCCCAACGAAGAACCGGAAGGAATACTCCAGGAGGTCGTTAGCGGTTATCGCCCCCGCATCGCTCTCCAACCCAGCAGTCATCTGCTTACCGGGGAAGGCTACTTGGAAGGAGAAGGAGCACCCATTGGAAAACCACTCCTGGCTGTAGGCGTAGGAGTCGCGGCCGGACACCCCCACGGGTTTGTAAGCTGAGTAACCTGTGACTGCGGCAGTCCCGGTCACCAACATCGGGGCTGCGTCCCCTACATACCCCGCATACCCTGTCGGGATCTGGATGGAGTAGCTCGGGACGTCAGCGACTTCTTCCTCAGAGAACCCGTAGATATTGATGGACGTGAACTTGAGGTAAAGCGTTTGCCCGGCCATTCCAGGGTCGAAGGGAATGGGGAAGATGGCATTGTCCAGCCGAACGAATTGCTCGGTGGAGGAGTGCGCTTCGACTTCGGTACCGTAGAGCCCTCGACGAAGATAGTCGATGTCATAAGTCCCTGCAGAGACTAAGGACACGTCTCGGAAGGCCATCACCTCGTCCCCGACCAGGATCAACGCTCGGAAGTTGTCGACGTCGTCCTGGGAAGCGTTGTCCAAGGTCATGTCCGTGTCAACCAGGGAGATTCGGGGGACGGAAGTCGTGTCCGGGTCAGAGGTGACCGCAGTCATCGAGTTCGTCAGTTCCCCATAGCGTGCCCCCTGGGTGATCCGGCCAATGATCCGGTAGTCAAGGTCGTCAAAGGAAGCCCACACGTTGCATCCGCCCCAGGCTGCTCCCAAGCCGCAAACGGCAACCCAGATTTCCGCCCCACCAGCAGGGCCAACGAGGTAAGGCGGGGCTGCGAACAACACCGGGGGTTCGACGCTCCCCGGGCTCGTCCCGTAGTTCTCTGCATACCCTTGGGCAAGCTCCCAGTCGTATCGAGGGGCGCTGTGGGAGCCAACAGGGACCTCTTCCACGAGCAGGGAGAGGAAGTCATCATCTTCGTCCGTGATCTCCAGGATGCGGACGAGTTGGGACTCAAGTCCCAAGGTTGTGTCGGTGATGGCAACCAGGTCCATGGCGTCCAGGAGCGAGTAATCGGCTCGAAGGCGGAACCTGTATTGGTTCACCGCGTAGAGTTGCCGTTGAAGAATGAGCTGGGCAACCAGGCGGGCGGTAATGGCCGAGGTGATGCAGTGGAAGCTCACCGTGTCCATCACCCGTTCCCCGTGAAGCCCTATGTGCGCATCGTCGTAGGCCTCAGCGATGTTCGTGTTGTAGTTGTGGTTGGCGTCCAGGAACTCAACCCGAACCCGATTGAAGACTTCGTCGAGCGCCTTCCGTTCGATCTCTACCGGGGGGTCACCAGGAGCAGGAGCGAAGTCGTCGTCATCCAGTTCGAACTCCGGAGTGAGGTCCGGAGTGTAGGTGACAGAGTTCCCGGTCACGGCCTCGTCCATACGGGGGACGATGGTCAGTTCCCCACCGGTCCAGACGGCTTCGCAATTGGTCAGCTTCAGCAGCTCCTGAAGAAAGTCTGCTGCTTGCCGCTGGGTCATCTCAGCGGGGCTGATGAATAACCCCATCGCATGACAGTAAGTCGAAAACTCCGTGAGGTCTCCGAGATCTTCGAACTCGGCCCCATGGTAGAGGTCCGTAAGGTAGTCCTCGATGATAGCCGCAGGATTCGCCTCGTTGATTCCGCCACCTACGGCTAAGGGACCTTGCACCAGGAAACCCAGGTTGGGCATTGCTGCAGAGGAACCGAGATTGAAATTGGAAGAGCAAGCCAGCGCCGTATTCACGTACGGGATCGCTTGCGTTGAGTGGTTGGAGGTCAGGTAGGCCCAGGCTGCTTGGCTGGGGGAACCATCGAAGTACACGAAGTTGTATTTGTCGGGGTCGTAATACCCCTTGTCAGACCACAAGGCCAGCACCTCGTCGATCGTGCCTTCGCAGATGGCCATGACGAGAGCGGCCCGGTAGGTGTAGGAGGTAGTCTCCTGCCCGCCGCCCTTTCCTCCGACTTCCTCAGTGTGCGCAATAGCTCGAAAGTCCCCGTACCAGATCAGAGTCGGAGCGACCCGAGTCCGGCCATAGACCAGAGGGATAACTTCCCCGTAAGCCGACTTCTGAAGCTCGATCGCTTGCAACCGCTTCGGGGCTGTCGACTGAGACCCGCCACTACCAAGAAGTCCGCTCATGACATCACCGTCCAGAAGCTGGCAAACCGTTTTTCGTGCGCCCGGGATTCCTCCAGGACGACCATTCGAGAAGGAGCGTAGGCATG